AATGCAGATGATGCAAAATACTGGATTGGTGCAATACATTATTTGCGTACGGTAACAAAAATGTTTTACGGTGAAAGCTCAGCAAATGCAGGCGCACCACCGCCAGTAGTAAGATTAAACGGCTATGGAGATTATATCTTTAACAATGTTCCTGTAGTTGTATCAAACTTTACAGTTGACCTTCCGGCTGATGTTGATTACATTGCTACAAGTACACCAGGCGGTGATACTAAGTCAACGTCATGGTGTCCTACAAATAGTCAGATATCAGTAACACTTAAACCTACATTTTCAAGAAGAAGAACTAGTTCTTTTAATTTAAACACTTTTACTAACGGTGACTATTTAGGCACAGGGGAGGGCTTTATCTAATGGCAAATTACAAATCATCAAGTCCTTGGCACAAAACACAATACAACAGGACCGGCGCATTAGATATACTTAGAATACGTCCTATTCCAGCAGCATCAGATGATGTACAATATACAATTGAAACGCAATACACTAATAGACCAGACTTATTAGCATATGATTATTATGGAACTCCAAAGTTATGGTGGGTGTTTGCACAAAGAAATATGGATATTATCAAAGACCCAGTATTTGATATGTTAGCAGGTACAACTATATTCATTCCTGATCCTGCTAAACTTAAAAAATCTTTAGGAATATAAATGTCAATCAATCCAAAGCAAATTATTAAAAATAAAGCAAAGACACTTACTAGCAATCTTAGCACGGCTGCTATTGATGCGGTATCTGATGTTGATTTGTCTCAAGGATTTACTGATTTAAAGAACGCAACAACAAACGTGTATGACGCTTCGGGTGCTGTTAATGTACTTAAAGATAAATTTTCTAAAATTGACGCAACAGGATTAACAAATACAATTGGAGGATTTGGAAATCTAACATTACCGTCTTTAGCAAACTTAGGAGCCGACATTAATGCAATATATCCACCAGGACTTAATCAGTTTGCACTCGGACTAGGAGCAGCTTTACAAGGTAAAAAAGATAAACTTGTTGAACAAGTAATTCCAATGGTTGATTCAATACCTCTAGACATAGCAGATTATGCAGCCCAGGCGCTTGATGGTGCTGTTGAAACAACAGTAGAAGAATATGCTGCAAAATTTGCAGACACCGTCAAAGGCTCAGATAGTTCACCAGAGGTAGAACCAAAAGGTCCAGGAATTTCATTAAAAAATCCTTTAAGAGCATTTAATAGTGTAAATTGCATATTTACTTTAGGTTCATTAACAGCTGATAGTGCAAATAATCCATCAGATACATATCTTAACAACGGCGCAGATTTTACTATCTTACGTAGCGGCGGCGGAGGTATTGACGACAAGCGTATACAAACGGCATATGACCAAATGGGTGATGAAAAAGCCAACCTAGAATATTTTATAGACGATTTTGAAATGGATGCTGTTGTAACAACTAATAGTAAAACAGGTGCAACACAAGCATTTAATATTAGCTTTACTGTAAAAGAACCATACAGTATGGGAATATTTTTACAAATGCTACAGTCAGCGGCATTTGATGCAGGTTTTGAAAATTATCTACAATGCCCATATTTGTTAGAACTTGATTTTGTAGGCTTTGGAGAATCTGATAAAAAATTAAATGAAATTAAACCAATGGCATTTTGTAATAGAAAAATACCTTTTAAATTAACAAATATTGAGTTTGATGTTAATAATGGCGGTAGTACATATCAAGTATCATGCATACCTTGGAACGAACAATCTTTTGATGACGATGTACAGTTGATAAAAGAACCTTTAAGTCTTACAGGAAATGACGTAGTTGAAATACTGTCAGTGGGCGAACAAAGTTTATCAACAGTAATTAATAATAGTTTACAAAAAATTGCTAAAGACTCATGCTCTACAGCAACTGATTTTTATCTTGTTAGATTCCCTTCACAGCGTACAGGCGATTATACAAAATCATATTTAAGAAGACCAGATGTACTAGATCAAGCCACAACAAATGCAGAAGCAAGGTCATCACGTAAAGGTGCCCAAACAGCAGATGAGGATGAAGTTGATAGTCTAACTAGCTTCTTTAAAAATATAGGTGCAGACACAACTAGTAGTGCATTATTAGAAACATTAAAATCAAGTTCTGTAAAAAATCTAAATAAAATAGGTGCAAGCCCAATGATATCTGATTATACCGAAGGCGGCGATAATCCGTTTGGTCTTGGGTTGTATGCTTATGACAAAGACACACACGTCTACAGTCGTAACGGCATAGAACTTACTATAAGCGATACCAATAGAATTTTTAAATTTAATCAAGGAACACCAATTACTAAGATTATTGAAGAACTAGTGATTGTTAGCGAGTACGGTAGAACAGCACTAAAAAGAACTGACGAAAAAGGCGAAGTAGATTGGTTTAGAATTGAGTCACAGTGTTTTGTTATAAGTGACAGACAACATGAAAGTGCAACAGGAACAATGCCAAAGATTTATGTTTATGATGTTGTTCCTTACAAAGTAGATGCAAGTAGATTTAGTGCGCCTAACCAAGCAGGCGCAGGACTAATTGAAAAAGCAAAGCATTGTGTTAAAACTTACAATTACATATATAGTGGCGCAAATGAAGATGTATTAGGATTTGATATTAAATTTAATGCCGCATTTTTCCAAGCAATACAAATGGACATGGGACAATTAAATGCATCAAGTTTAGTTAACGATAGAGAAAAAACTGTTGTTACTCCAAAAAAGCCATCTTTAGGAAAACCAACAGCAGGAAACACAATACCAGAAGGCACTACTAGATCGACTATAAAAGCCGGTAATTTTAATGGTGGTAGTTACAATAAACAATATGGTGAAGAAGTTGCTAAGATGTTCCATAATGCTTTAGTTAACAGTAAAGTAGATTTAATTACAGCAAATTTAGAAATTTGGGGCGATCCTTATTTTATTCCTGACAGCGGATTAGGAAACCATACATCGGCTAGAGGCGGATCAAAAAATATAACATCTGGCGGCGCAATGGATCATCAAAGAAATGAAATAGATATTATTGTAAATTTTAGAACTCCAGTTGATTATAACAATGACGGAACAATGTTTTTTCCAGGAGCAACTGTTGCTGTAGATAGTTTTAGCGGTGTGTACCAAGTTATAAAGGTTACATCTTCAATTAGTGGAAACCAATTTAAACAAACTTTAGAACTAGTAAGACGTAGAAATCAAAGTACAGAAGGTATTAGTAAAGTTAAAGCGGTAATTGAAAAACCAGCATGCCCGGGACTTAACCCTAACGATAAAAATCCTAACGATGTTGCAGGATCAGATGCAATGGAGGATACTACAAATCAAAATAATGAAATAATAAAACCAACAGGTCCAAACGGTCCGTTAAAAACAATTACAACACCAAGCGGAAAAACAACACAAGTTGCTGCTGTAGTTGCAGATAAATTCCAAGGTTTAATTAACGAGTTAGAAACTGATCTAGGTTATGAAATAACTACGTTAGGCGGATATGTACAGCGTAACACAGATACTGGTGTTCCTAGCTATCATGCTAGTGGACTTGCAATTGATATTAATTCAAAAGATAATGGTATGATTCGCCCACGTCCAGAAGACGCTCCAGAACCTACAGATATGCCCGGAGACGGTACAGGAAGTTTAATGAGTGCGCTTGCATCTAAATATGGCCTAGGTTGGGGCGGTGACTGGAAAAGTGCAACAGATGCTATGCATTTTAGTGCAGCCACAAGTGAAGGTGGATCTTATGATTGGACAAGAAACGGTCAAATACCAGGTGGAGTTGTAGGACCGCCTGAACCACCATCAGCAATGTCCGACGGGCAAGCAGGTGCTACAAACGATTCTGTTAGCGGAACAAAATCAACAACGCAAACAGCCCAATCAACACAAGCTGACACAACACTAAGGCCATATTTTCCACTTGATCCAGCTGATAACTTATATGATGTACAAAAAGGTAATAAGATTGCCGCTATAGCTTCGTTTTACACAGCAAAGGGTAAAGAAACAAGTTCACCAGTAACACAAACAGCGTCCGGGGTTACCTATAACGAGTTTGGCGATCCAGTAAATACAAAGCCGTCACAAGCAGCAGAACAATTTGACCCAAATGCTACAGGAGCTCAATAATTGGCCCAGTCTAAAAGAACAAACGTAAAAAAAATTGAATCTATCGGCACAGGTCCCTTCGAAGCAATTGTAGTTAGTAATTTAGATGCTACATATTCAGGATCACTAAAAGTTGATATTCTAAAAAATAACTCTACAGGTAGTTTACCTGAAGGATTAGGAACATCAATAGAAGTTAGATATTTGTCACCATTTTATGGTATTACTAATCCTGCGCATACGTCAGCAAATGACGGATATGCCGCAACTCAAAAAAGTTACGGTATGTGGTTTGTACCACCTGATATTGGCTCAAGAGTTTTAGTTACATTTGCTGAAGGCGATATTGCTAACGGATTTTGGATAGGATGTATCCAAGATAAATTTATGAACTTTATGGTTCCAGATGGAAGAGCATCAACAGCACTTACAACTCCCGGTACTCCGCAAAATATTCAAGGTTTAAAATTACCAACAGGCGAGTATAATAAAAAAGTTGAAAAAGGATCAGGAAGAGACCCAACAAAATTTAATAAACCGTACAACAAAGATTTTACACAAGCACTTGAAATACAAGGTTTAATAAGAGACGAAAATCGAGGAACAACAAGCACGAGTGCTAGGCGTGAAGTTCCTAGTGCTGTATTTGGAATAAGCACTCCTGGACCAATAGATAAAAGACCCGGAGCACCTAAAGGGCTTGCTGGAGAAGCAGGACTTAAACATTCGAAATTTGTTAACAGGCTTGGTGGTTCAAGTTTTGTTATGGATGACGGTGATGACAAATTAACAAGAGCATCACATGCATCAGCAGGGCCGCCAGCATATGCAAATGTTGAAGCTGGCGAAACATTTGGTCAGTCTAGTATACCACATAACGAACTTATGCGATTTAGAACTAGAACTGGTCATCAAATATTAATGCACAACAGTGAAGACTTTATCTACATTGCCAACAGTAGAGGAACAGCTTGGGTAGAATTAACTAGTGATGGTAAAATTGATGTTTATGGTTTAGATAGTATATCTATACATAGTGACGCTGATATAAACCTTACAGCAGATAGAGATGTAAACATAGAAGGCGGTCGTGCTGTCAATGTAAGAGCTAGTGGACGATACGGTGAAGGAACTGGTGAAGTAAAAATAGAAAGCCACAGTGATACTAGTATATTAGCAGAACAAAATATGTTAGTTACAGTTAAACAAAACCAAGACACAACTGTTGGCGGAATTCAAAGTACATTAGTTACAGGTGATATTCATCATCACACAAATACAAATTTATATGTATTAGCAGATGCACAAGGACATATACGTTCAGCAACTGATATGTTTATTAATACTGATACAACACTTAATTTAGTAGGAAAAGCATCATACTTAACAGCAACAGAAGGAGCAATTAATATCAATGCCGCAGGCGGCAACGTTGAAATTGATGGCGACACAGATATTAATTTAAACAGCAGC